CCTCAACACCAGTGGGTTCTGTACCGCCGGTGCCTGTGGAGCATGTGACGGGCGAAGTTGGCACGATACGTGCACACGAAGCCCTAGACGCTGGGCCTACTTTGCATGCTGGAGAGGTGCCCCTGCCTGGCTCACCCGACAGTACGGAGGCAGCTGGCCGACCGATGGGGGGCGTTTCATTTGTGGAAACAAGGGATTCCGTGCCTGGTGCAGATCGTTAACTGCAGTGCAGTTAGCGATGTATCGCGTGGAGCTGCAGCCGGGGGTTTCTGATTCGTGTGATTTCTATTATTTATTTGATGAAATGCGTGTTGGTACTGTTAATGAGAAGCATGAATTCGTGGACTGGGATGCTCGACCCCCGGAGAAGTGGACGGGTGGTTCGCCAATCCGCCTACATCTGGATTTCTGGGGTTGGGAGAATCTAAGCGCATGTGAGCAACATCTGGTTGCAATCTCGAACAGTGAGGAATGGACTCTTGCGGCGGTGATCATGTTCATACGTTCACTACCGCCTGGGTTGCGCGAATGCCTCCATCTGTACGGTTGGTTCACGGTACCGGTGGATCAGTGGATAAAGAAATTCAAGGGCGATATCGACTGGGTGTATCGTTCGAACATGTTTGGTAGCGTGCGGGGAAATCTGGTGCAACAGCTACGGGCCATATTCAGTGTCAGTTCGCGGGATCGGGGAGATGCTGATTGGGCCCAAGATATCATGGAGCGCACAACGTGGTGTGTACCGAAGACACGATTGTTTGGTCCAGAACCGGCAAAAGCATATCTTGATGGCCTGATGCCATACCTGGAGTCACTGGGACGCGAGCACCTGCGTAACGGATTGGCTGGTAGGCCTCTGGAAACGATGACATCATGGTGGTTCGCCCGCCACCACGCGACGCCTTCGGGTTCATCGTCGCTACGTGCACTGAGTCGGGAGAAGCTAGTTTCTGATGAGCGGTTGCGTGGCCAGGATCGTCCAAACAAGAAGGCAGTTGCTGAGGTGCTCGATGATACCTGGGTGCATCGTGTGCTCATGACGGAGCCTCAGACCGTGGCACGGACTTCCACAAAAAACGAGCCAGGCGATAAGTTGCGGCCCATTCATGCCAACGACGATGGGAGCTATACTATAGAAGCATTCGCGTCAGTGCACCTGGAGAAGGCCATGAACTTTTGGGGCATATACGGGAAGCAGATGCCTGTGGACGTGGCCGAATGGGTGGTGAAACATGATGAGTCACGAAAGCGGAAGGGTTTCTGGTGCTCAATTGATTTCAGCAACTTCAACACCGAGCACGCAAAGTTCGAGCTGGCGCTAGCGTGCATTGCCAGGGCCAACGCATGGCGAAGTGTGTCATCAGATCCAGCTTCAATTGAGAAGCAGGCCTGTAACCTATGGATGGCTGTTGGACACAGTTTGGCTTTCCTACGCGGTATGGGTGGTGTCAGTGCGCGTGTGGTCAATGGCCTATACTCGGGTAGTCGCAACACTCTACTGGATCATAACTACCTGCACCCAGCTTACACACATTTTGCGCTGGCAGACGCATCGATCTTGAACGAAGAAGAGGTGGTCATGGATGATCTTAACATCGTCGGAGATGATGAGGATGCGTTGTTCCGTGACTGGATTGCTGCTCTGTACTACCTATTTAGCATGAATGGAGCAGGGCACCAACTCCAGTTCAAGAAACAACGTGCTGGTGGACCGGCTACCTGCAGGGGTACGTGCTGTGAAGACGTGGAGTACGGGCACACGTTCTTGCAGCGCAATATGGCTGGTCCCAACCTGCCCATCCGTCCATTGGCTCGGTTGTTGGCGACACTGGCATCTGGCAATTGGTATGTTGAGCCTGGTGTATGGTACGATTCCGCAATCCAAAGCACGCAAGATAACTGGTGGGAGGCCGTGTCGCGGGGCATGGATCTGGAGACAGCCCGAAAGGCCTGTGTCTACATTCTCGATCGCCTAATGGTAGTCCTTCCTGAGCGCGGGAAGGAAGTAGGTGCTAAAGGTGGGAAATCGAAACCGCTGGAATGGTGGAACTTCCGCGGAGACCATGCCTTGTGGACTGGAACTAGTGGGGAACGTCTCGAGGTGCCTCAAATCTCGACTAAGCCAGAACCTCGGAAGTGGTGGCCTTCGAGGGCAACGCAGGCATGGATGTGGCGGGTCAAGCCCGTTTTGGATAAGTTGCGAGAGGGAAGGTCAGAGCAGTACTGGAAATATTTACTCGAGGAGTCCACTGGTAGTAGCTTCCACCATTATCGGCAACGGCAGCTCCGAGACGAGGCGCGTGCATTGTGGCCAGAGCGCGTGAGAAGGAAATACGAGACAGAGGTATCTGAGGAACTAGCTCCGGTCCCGTTCGATCTCATTGCCACGATGGCGCGAAGCGTGAAACAGCCACGCAGACCAGTCGACGAAGAGGAGCAAGCGGCGAGGCTCGGTATCGACGTGTACCTGGCAAAGCTGGTCGGTGCCACGCTGGATCTGAGACACACCCTGAGTCCGCAGGCATGGAGCCAATACGCGTCCGTCGTTGAGAAGCAACCTCTCCTACGCAGTGTAAATCT